CTGAACTTGGTGTTCCCGTAGCACCTGAAGATGCTCCTGTAACTATGTTAGCACCACTAAATGCAATATAGTCACCAGCAGTATTTATTCCACCATCAACAAATCTATTTTGAACATAATGTAAAATTCTATTTACAGAATCCCATTCAACAACTCTTCCAACTGCACCTGTTGATGATTGTGTTATTTTTTCATCTACTACAAAAGTTCCTGGAGTAGGAGAAGTGGCAAATCTAATTGCCTTAGTTGTTCTTAATGTAAGAGCTGTAGATACAGATCCTAAAGTTTCTGGATCTTTTAATAATACTATTTTTCTAAAATCATTTTCTGTAGTAAAATCTCCAGTATTTGCAGATTCAGTTCCTTCCAAGTTTATATTCATCATTACAAAAAATCCACCTAATTCTTTAACTGCATTGAAACCATGACCGCCTTTTGGTTCAATTATACAATCTAATTCTGCGCTAGTTAAAAAACCTCCACCTGCTGCATTAATATTAGCAATAGTAATACTAGCAAAAGTATAGCCTGAACCGGGATTTGTAACAGTAACAGCAGTTATTGAAGTTCCACTAATTTCTATAGTTACTGTTCCACCAGTACCATCGCCTCTAATTGGAATACCTGTATAAGTACCATTAGTACCACCTGTTCCACCTGTTTTAATTTTTACAATATTAATTTGACCATTTACAGCTGCAGTTTGTACAGTTGAATTTGTTTGTACTGCCATAAAATCTGTAGATAAGAAATTTATTTGTTGAGAAGCAGATAGAGTGTACATATATTTCCATTTATAACTACCAATAGTAATTATAGATGTTGATGTTCCTGTAGGCTCTGTTAAAGATTGAGCTCCATTACCATTATCTAAACATTTATAAACATTAAATTCAGAATTTACAACATAGTATGTTGAATCAAATAAATTAGATGCTCCACTTGTAGATGATAATGTTGTTGTTGTTCCAGTAATTCTATTTCCATAATCATGTCTATACATATCATAGACAGTACCAAGTGTCCAGTTTCTTCTAGGAATAACATAACTTACATTAGATGCTGTAATTTTTTTAGCAGCAAGTAAATCGTCAAAAGTATAAAGTTCTTCTCCAACGCTATCTGCTGGAACTATAGGTGTAGTATCGCTACCAAGATTATCTGTTCTTCCATCTGCTCTTGTATATGTATTCCACGGTAATGATTGCCCAATACCTAAATAATAAGTACTAAATGATGTTTCTGAAAAAGATTCAATAAACTGATCTGCGTTGTGTAATCTAAATTTATTTGTAATAATTGCTGGCATATTTTTTTAAGCTTGTGCTTCTCCCCAACGTAATAATATGTTTGTATTAACCGCAGTACCAGAAGCTTTGTATATATTTATCGCTAGAACATCTGGGCCATTTGGAAATGTTCCTCTACCACCCAATGTAGTAGTTGTTAATTCTTTTAGTTTATCTAAAGTTAATTTGTTACTTTCTCCCGAGTTTGCAATAAATGAAAATACTGTTTCTCCAGGTAAACCATAAGCGGGTTGAGCAAAAGAAAATGTAATAGTACCACCTGCAGAAACTATTGAATTAGTATTAGCAGTAAAAGTTACTTTATAATATTCAGTTGAACCATAGGTTAAAGAAGATGATATACTTGCTATTTTTGTATTAGTAGGAAATTTAGCATCTGATATATTAGTTCCCACAGTAGCATTACTTGATTCAAAAGATGCTTTTGTAAAATAGAGAACGTTTGATCCACTTGCAGCAGCTCCTGCAAAAGTAAACGCTATTGTTGCTCCTGATGATGTAGATGTTAAACTTCTATTAAATCCTACAGCAAAATAGGTGCCAAAATTTTGTATTGAAGTAATAATTGCGTTATTATATCCCGCTGTTGTTATTGATGAACCTACTACAATTCCTTTTGTACTCCATGATGCGGATGTGAAATATAAAGTAGAGGAACCAGTCCCAGTAGCAAAAGCAGTAGTTGCACTTGCAGTTAAAGCAGCAGTTGTTGTTGCATCAGTATTACTAACACTAGCACCAGATCTCCAAGAAATAGAACCACCTGAAGCAATTTGAGCAAAACTTGGTTGTCCTCCTTGTGCAACTCCTTGTAAAGTTGTCCAAGCTACAGAACTAGGATCAATAGGATAGTTTTGAGGATTTAAAACACCTTCTATAATAATTGCCCCAGTTGAACCAGAGTCAGAAGTTACTTCGATACTTTCAAGTAACAACTGTGCTCTATTTAATAATTCTCTTTCACCTAAATCTCCAATAATAGCATTTGATACACTAGGTGCTAATCTAATTAAAAATGCAGTTTGTCTAGTTGTTGATGCTGATATATTTGTTTGAGCATAGTTAAAGATATATCCTCTATCCTCATCAAATTCTCCATCAATTAAATATGCAGAACCCCAATGTGATATTGCTGGACTTGTTGTACAAGTTAAATATATTACACCCGTATTGTCTGTGTGAGAAGCCGCAGCACCTGCAGAATATGAACGTATAGCTCCAGCATTAAAGTTAGTGTGTGTTGTTCCTCTTACACAACCCGTAAGTTGATTAGAAGTTGAATTTTTTCCGGTGTAAGAAATTATTTCATTATCAATATAAATTGTCCCAGTTGAAGGGAAACCAGATACATCTTCCAAGGTAATTGTATTAGCTGAATCAGATATATTTCCATCTAATTTTCCACTAGGTATTTCATTTAAAACTTCATAACGAACCGGTGCATTACCTGTTCTCATGTAAGCTTCTGTATTTAAATTATTACCTTTTAATCTATGAACAAATATATAATTTCCATTAGGTCCTCTTAACATCCAATCTATAAATCCTGCTCCATACCAACTAAATTGTATACCTATCATTTGCATTTTTGTAGGATCTATAACATATCCACTAGGTCCTGTTCCATCACACTTATCTAAATTCCATTCTGAAGATGGAATTATAATATCTGATACTTTACATATTGCTGCACCAGATATATTTGATACACCTCTAAAATCAGGAGTTACAGACATAGAAGTATTACTTGTTATACTGCTTATAACGTGCGTCATTCCTCTAATGACAACACGGTCTCCTGCTGTTAATTGTTCTCTAAACCTTGTATTAGTACCGGTAACAGTATTTGAATTTGCATCAACTGCTATTGTTCCTGCTAATTGAAAAGTAGATGATCTTCTTCCTACTGAAAAATTTTGTCCATCATATTGCCAAAATATACCATTTTGATCATCATATGCTCCAGATCTTACAACTGCACCTTTCCATTTATATAATAATATTTTTGCGTCAAATCCTAATTCAGCAGTAGAATTTCCTAATGGAGTACCAGCAGAAACTGTAAGAGTTCTTTCGTCAGTAATTCCTGAAACGATATAATGACCATCATATCCAGGAGTTACTATGTTTTCTAGTCTAATTTCAGCTCCTGCTTGTAAATTATGATCTGTATCATCTGTTACGATTGTAATTAAAGAATTTGCTGCTGTTCCTGAGGCAGAAACTGATTTTAAATTAAAACTAGGAGCAAACAATGCTCCAGTATTATACATTGCACCTTTACCGGATTGATAACGAATATATTTTTTACTTTGTCTTATTGCTTGTCCTCCATGCTGAGGTCCACCAGTTCCTAATTGTACTCCTCCATCAAAAGGTCTATGTACAAAAAATGTATCTGGTCTAACATAAACAGTTCCTTGAATATTACTTGCGTCTGTAATAGTTCCTGTTGTTCTTGCGGTATATCTTATTACTGTAGAAGAAATTATATTATCTACAATTACAGGTCCTCCAGCTAATGAATGATTGTTTGATCCATTATCAGAAGTAACAACTGATAATATGGACATACCAGGCACAAAACCATGTGATGATGCAAAAGTAATTTGTATAGTTGCTATTGATGCGTAGTTTGCTGTGGCAGATGCAGCAGAAGCAATAATTGTTGGAGCACTTAAAGACACAGTAGATAATACTGCAACTTGACTTCCTCTAATTGCTGTTCCTGAATTAGTAAAGGTTAAAACTCCTGTACCTGATACTGTAGCAACTGTTAAGTTTACATCATTTGTTGAATTTAATCCTTCACATTGAGTTCCTAAAATTTTATATCTTTGTCCCACATAATATCCTGAACCTGATGCTGTAACTGCAGAACTATATACACCAGCAGTTCTTGTTATATTAATAACAGCTCCGGAAGAACCGTTTGATTGTGCATAAGGAATTCTTGTTGAATAACTTGCAGTACCTGCAACTGCTGTTCCACTAACTATTACAACAGATGCAATACCAGAACCCGATAAAGTAGCAACTCTTAATATTAAATCATTTCCTATAACTGCTGTTCCTGATATAGATACGGAAGTAACAACTCCAGAAGATACTCCAGTAATTCTAACTATTGCATCATTTGTGGTAGAGACACCATCTAAGGATGCCCCATCACAAGAAAATCTTGTTCCTAAAAAGTAACCTATTCCTCCATTATTAATTGTTGGAACAGTATATACTCCAGCAGTTCTATTAATATTAATGTCAAGTCCTGATGCTAATGTAGAATTATTTGTACCAAAAATTCCAGTATAAGAACCTGTTCCATTTGCTACTCCAGCAGTAATAAATGATGTGATAGCGCCACCTGTAACATCATTTGTAACACCTGTGATAAGAATACCTAGATCATTCGTAGGAGAAGTACCTCCTAAACTTGTTCCAGGTATAAGAATTGCATCTCCTACAAAATATCCAGAACCTGCATTGTTTATAGTTACAGTAGTGTATACTCCTGAAGTTTTAGTTACGTTAAATGTTGCACTTGTTCCTGTTGATATGATTTCAGATAATGTTACTGTGTTATAAGTTTCATTATCATTTTCAATTCCACCTAAATCAGTACCAAGTATTTTTAATGTATCTCCTACAAAATATCCTGTACCTGCTGTAGGTATACTACTTACTGTATATACTCCTCCTGAAGCTGATATATTAAATCTAGCATTAACTCCTGTAGATAAAACTTCTGAATATGCAACAGCAGTATATGTTTGAGTATCTCCTTGAAGATCTGCAGTTAATGTTGTATTTAATGATAATGTGTTACCTACAATATTTGTAATAATTGCTTGTGTTCCTGTTCCATTATTAATTGCCATATTTTGAGTCAAACTTGAAACATCTGCAAGTGTAACGGAAGAAGAACCTATTGTAGCATCTGATGCAACATATTTTGTAGCAACAGTTCCTCCTGAACCAGCAACAGACGTAACTTGTGTACCAGGAGTTATAAAAGCAGCTGATGCTGTTGTTGAAGATGAACTAATAGGAGCATCAATAGGTGGTTGAGTTCCTGAATATGTTATGGTACTAGAGGCAGTATTTGCTGCTAAAATTGTTGTAAAAGAACCTGAAGATCCATTTGAAGATACGCTATAAGTAGGATTTCCTATTCCTGCTCCAGTATAAAATCCTGCTTCACGTAATAATGTTGTTGATGTAACAATAGATTGTCCATTTGATGTTCCTACTTTTGCTTTTGCAAAATAAGTAAATGTAGTAGATGTAGGAACGCTATTAACAACAAAGCTTCCTTCAGCTCGTGAAAAACCTAATATAGATGGAGACAATGCCTTAATAGTAAAGGGTTGTCCTACAGACCAACCATGTGAACTTTGAGTAGTTACAGTTATTATAGAAGGTCCTATACCAGAAGTAGTAGTAGATGCGTCTGTAGTCAATGATGTAACAATTTTTTCGGTTCCCGGTACTTCATATGTAGAAGGATAACCTCTTTGAGTTCCTATTGCTTGCCATTTAGTAGGCTGTAAACCATATTCAAAGTCAGCGTCTATCATAGCTTGAGGTCTTGCAACTCTCATACGCTCAACTGCATCAGTACCGAAATCGTAAGGTCTTGTTATTAATTCTCCTTCTTCAAAAATTTGTAACTTATCTGAAGCTGACATAGTGTCAGTATCATATTTTAAATAAATTATAGTTACACCATTATCAATTGTTGTTGCATTAGGAAAATTTTCTGTATTTGCAGCTGTAAAAGTTACAGTTGCTCCTTTTAAAGGATCTCCAAAACTATAGATTATAGTATTAGTTGATACATTCGTAATTAATAGTAAATCATTTAAATCTACTTTACCTAATAATTCTATTGAACTAATAACATTTGGACTTAATGTAGGTAAACTTGAAAGTCCATTTGTTATAACGTCAGTAATAGTTGTAAATGCTGTATTAATTAAAGTTGTAGATGATGCTTCAGCAGTAGTTCCTGAATTAATTACCTGTGTTGTCATTACAGGACTTTGTAAAGTAGGATATATGGTGTTTGTTAAAATGTAGTTATTAATTAAATTTTTACAAAATGTAATGTAAGTAGTTTCTGCTACTCTTGTTCCTGAAATTGTAGAAGTTGCCCCAACCCAATAAGAAGCTGCTTTTGTTCTTGTTGAATTATTACCATTATAACGTAAATCAAAAATAGCTGCCTCAACTATGCTTTGAATTTCTGCTTGTAAAGTAGAACCAGAATAAACATAACCAATAAAAGGAGCATTACCTAAAGTTTTTTGTTGAAGTACATATGCTTCTACTTCATCTTTTATAAATTCTATATTAGCATTTATTTTTCCCCACGCAATAGGTTTTCTATTACTTGTAAGAGGTATACCTGGTTGAAAAAAATAATTTTGTCGTAGTTTTTTAGCCATATTTAAGAACCTAGTGCAATTGATAATGCATACAATTGATTTTGTATATTACTTGTAACTCCATCTAAATACTCAAATTCTGTATTTGAAACATTTCCATTTCCAATTGAAGTTGCGTTAATATTTGTAAGAGTATTGTTTGCACCACTTATTGTTTTATTAGTTAAAGTTACAGAACTTACATCAGTAACAATGCCTGTTGCGCCTGATAATAAATTTAATTCTGTTGATGTTGCAGTTAACACAACTCCACCATTTATTATAGGTGAAGTAATACTTTTATTTTGAAGTGTTTGATTTCCAGTTAAAGTTGCAACTGTATTATCAATAGAAACAGATAAAACATCTCCTGCCGATGCAACTGTATTAATACCTGATCCTGCTTGTATAGTTAGCGTATCTCCACTATTTAAAACCTGGGTAGAACCAGAAGAACCTGATACAAAAAGTTGATATGTTGTTGCAACTGTATCTGGTATAAATTTATTTAGAGAACTATCATATTTTAAAACGTCATCTGTTACAGCGCCAGTAACATCTATTTTTAAATTTGTACCATCACCAATTGCTGCATAAATTTCGTTAAAATTAGAGTTGATGACTGTACCTCCAGCACGTAAAGTTGTGCCTGTACCATCGTTTGCTACTGAACCTATATTTACTGATTGTTTAGTCAAATGCAATTCCTTATCGATTATTTATAAGACTATTTATACACTTATTCATAAAGTTTATGGTCCCGGATTAGGCACTGGTGTAGCGTCAATAGTTATATTTGTATTATCAAAAGTATTATTAGTTTCATCAAAGGTATCAGAACCTGTTGATAAAAACCTAGTTATTTCTGAGGGTATTGTGAAGTATGTTTTATCTTTAAATAAGAAATCTCCCATCTGTAATAATTCACCGTCTATATCTTGATTTTTAGTACCAATTACTGTTACTGTGCTTAATTGTTCTAATTTTATTTGTGTAGAAAAATTTTGATCTAACAACAAATTATTTAATGATTTTAAGTCTATACTTAATGCTCTACCAAATCTAGTTTTATTATTTCTTATATTTGTATTTTCTTTTAATTCAAATAAAAATTGAGATTTACTTGTTAAAGTTAAATCTCTAGTATTAGATGGGAAATGTTCTATTGTTGCAGTATTAAAATCTGCAGCTACGCCTAATTTTGCATTTGTTCTTAAAGTTGTTCCATCTGAAGTTGTTCCCAATCTTCTACCGAATATTGTAGCAAATAATGTATTTAATACACTGTAAATAGGTGTGTCTACTATACCTGAAGTTATACCTGCAACAGGAGATGAAATTCTAGCATTTAATTTTGATTCTATATTTAAAGTACTAATAAAATAAAACCCAGCAGAGTGCATAGTCTTTTTAAAACTATCCCTCCAATTGTTAATTGTTCTACCTATTTTTATAATATATGAAAAATCTTGATACAATAAACTATCTTGTATTTTAATAGTATTTTCTGAAATGTGTCCATCTTGATTTATGTAATTACCAAAATTTTTAGACACTGCAACGACATTAGAAGTTGCAGTTGCATTATTATATTCAAAAACAGTTGCTGTTGCACCAGAAGTTAATCCGGTAATTGTTGTTCCTTTTTTAAATAATCCTAAAACAGGATTTAAATATAAAACATTTATACCATTATTTACTTCTCTTACTCTTCCTGTAATAATTGTTGAATTATCTGTACTTAATCCTGATACATCTTCTCCTACAACAAAAGACCCTGTTCTGTTTAAGAAAAATATATTAGTAGGCAATATTAAAGATAAAGCTGGAGAATTTTGATAACCTTTTCCAGGTTCAATAACTTTTAAAGATAAAACTTTTCCAATATCATTTCCATAACTTTTTATAGAAGCACCATTACCCAATAAACTATTTACAGTACAAGTAGGTAAATTAACATAATTGAAACCGGAATTAATAATTCTAATATCAGTAATATCTCTCACTCCAGAACCAACTTCTTGTACGATTTTATTTCCTGTGTATAAATCTCCCTTATTAGTTTCATCTTCTAAAATAATATGATCATCAACTAAACTAATACTTTCTTCTAATGTGAATCCACCATTAACTACTGAAACTTTAGCAATAGCAGCTCCTCCACTAGTGTTTGCATTATTAAAAACAATGTCATCATCCAAAGAATAATTAGTACCACCATTTTCAACGAATATATTAGAAAGTCCTGAACGGCCTATATTTTCAATTTGAATAAGTGCCCCGGTACCTCCACCTGTAATATCTACAACAGTATTTTCTGAATATAAATTTCCAGCAGATGTAACGCTAGGTTGTTCCGGTATACCTGTAACTGTTCCTTTTATAAAATTTAAATCATCATTTAATTTTGTTCCTCGTACTTCTTCTCCAATTTGAAACACACCAGATGTAGTTAAAGGATTGATAGTAAATTGAGTAATAAAGTCTGCGCCTATTTGAAATGCAACAGCATTTTCTACTATTGCTGTTGCGTTAGAGGTAATACCTAAAATTGTTCTTCCTATTAATTCTAAAGGATTTCCTTGTGTTGTTACTATTCTAAGTATATTATCTGTATTCCATTTTCCATCAGATAATCTTAAAATTTGTTCTCTAGGATAAGAAGTTTCTGATTCTAAATCAAACAATAATTTAAAAAATATTTTATTACCAATATTTGTACCTTTTAACTTATATAGAGATTTAATATTTTTTAATAATGTTCTTTTATTTACACTATTATCTAAAGTTTCAGGTATTGTTGCTAAAAGTTCTTTTCTAAATTGTTTTAAAAAATTTGATATAACTTTATCAGGATCTCTAAAGTCTAATAATTCTTGTATACTAGTTACAGGATTAGGACGATAATCGGATATATTGGCTGTTGCTCCACTTGTTAATCCTATAATAATTTCATCTTGTAAAAATTTATTTTGTGATGAGATATATAATCTTGAATTAGTTAAATCTTCTGCTAATATAGTTGCTTGTGCCTTTGATATTTGACCTTGTATAATTTCTCCTCTTTCAAATTTTCCTACAGTAGAATCTTCTAGTAATATTTTTTCTCCAGAATTTGTTATTGTTCTATCAGTTTCAATACCGGTTCCATTTAATAGTAAATTAAAAGTTACTGTACTTTCAGCTTCTAAAATTATTCCATCTGAAGTTTGTATATTAGTAAGTGATATTTGTGCAGATTCCATAAAAGTGTAATACACTTTTAAAAATTCTAAAAATTTAGGATGGTCAGATAGTACAAAATCTGGAACCTGAGAATTTATCAGGTGAGATATTTTATTTTTTAAGTTAGACATTGTTAATTAAAACTAGAAACTGTAGTATAACCTATTCCTGCGTCTGCAGATCCTCCTACAAAGGTATCAGGTACAACATTAAAAATAGAATTTTCTACATCAATATTAATAATTTGATCTCTTACAGGAACTATATCGTTTGAATTTGGTTTAACTGTCAATTCTATCGCTGTAGAAACTTTTCCTCTTATATTTTCTACTTGGGAAACATTTAAAGATGATAAAGTAATTTGACCTGAAGTATAATTTATGGTTCCTTGAAAATTTGGTGAATAAGTTTTTACAGAACCTACAAATCTATATATTCTAATATTTCCCAAACCATCATCATCTAAATAATATACGTTAGTTGTATCTCCATTAATTTTAAAACCAGATGATTCTAAAATCCCACCATTTACACCATTGTATCCAGAAACTGGATTGTAAAAAGAATTCCTAAAATATATATCATAACGATTTGATAAATTAATTGAAGGAATAAATGTTTTTTTTATTTTTATTGTTGTTATATTTGATATTAAACTTGCGTCTGTATCATCTATCAGTCTAATTATTTTTGAATATCTAAAAATCCCATCAAATTTTTGTAGTATTGTGTTATTATAATTTAAAATAGAAGAAATAATATCAGTTTTGAGTGTATTTGAGGTTTTAGTTGTTAATTTTTCATCATATTTGACATTTGATGTCAATAATACATTTGTTATTTCAGGATCAACTATAATAGGTCTTACTGATGCAACATTATATTTTTTTAATTGAGTTACTATGCTTGCTTTAGTTGCTGTTGTCAATGAGGACCCGGTTAAAGGTAATATTGCAATTTTAACCGTACCATAAACTGGACTTTCATCATCTTCTCCGCCCCATGCACTTACTGATTGAGCATTAGGATAAATTTGTTGAACAATAGTTTCATAATCTGTTGTTGTAACTGCTCTGTTTTGAGCTGTGTAATTTAATGGAGCATTAAAACGAATTGACTCTTTACTTTCTGCCGGTGCTCCTCCTTGTGCAATTGAATTAACGGTTATATTTAAATTAGTAAATCCTGAAATAGGAGAAGTTGCAGAAAAAGATGCTGCACCATTAGCACTTGTTGCGTTTGTAACAATATATTCTAATATAACAATATTATTATCTGATAATTTAGCACCAAAAACATCATCTCCAAAATAAACCTCATATTTTCCATCTTCTGATTCTTGTAAAAAATATATTTTTGAAGTATTAGTTATATTTTGTAAACCTGATGCTAAAGTATATGTATACGTTGTAGTATCTATGGAACTATTTTGAACTTTTACCACAAGAGTTGATGTGTCTGCAAGAGAACTTGGTATTATAAATTTTTGATCAGGATCATTGGTATCAACTGTATATCTAAATGAAACTAAAGTGCCTTCATATATAGGAACAGACGAAAAATTGTATAATCCATTTTGAGGTGTAATAGTAATATCTGAATTTGTTATAAATTGATAACTTATATTATCCACATTAGTTAAAAATTGAGTTCCTTTAGTCATTGTAATTGATGGACCTGTTCCATCATTAACTGCAATATTAATATTCGCAATAGGAGCTCTTACAGAAGAAGGAGTATACCCTAGCATTTTTGCTAACGATACAATATTTTTTCTAATGTCTGCACTATCTAAGTATATTTCATTTGCTAACATATTAGCATTGAAACCTAAATAATGTGTATTGTAAGCAAGAGTATCTAGTAACACAGCAAAACCAGAACCTTCAAAATTATAGTCCTGAAATTCTTTTTGATTTTGTAAAAATATTTTTAAGTTAGCTTTTATACTATCAAAATCAAAATCTGATACTTCTAATTTATTACTTGCCATATTATCTTAATCTTTCTAAAAAAGTTTGTACTTCTACTGGTTCTTGTGTGCCTACAACATAAAACATAATAGATAGATCATATGCATTTCTATCAATATCAGGTCTTGCTAATATTTGTACTAATCTTATTCTTGGTTCATAATTTGCTAAAACTTCTTGTACTTTTCTTTGCAAGTTCAAAGCTGTTAAAGGCGTCATTGGTTCAAATAACATTGCTCTAACGTTAGAACCTATTTCTGGATGAAACGGTCTTTCAAAGTGTGATGTATTAATTAAATTTCTAACACTACGTTTAACAGCGTCAACGTCTGTTAATCTATTTACATCATTCGTAACCGTATTACGTATAAAATCTAAATCTAAATCTTTGTATATTCTTGTAGTTCTTTTACTTTTGACATTAGAACTAGTATCGTAATTTGGCATATTACAATATTTATATTGATTTTATCCACCAGCAAAAACATTATCAGAACCTTCAATCATTTCTCCACTATCTGTAGAATCTCCAACTCTTGCTACAGCTTTACCTACAACAAAAACAGTAGATGAACCGATATTTACAAATCTTATGTGATTAGGACAAGGAGGAAGAGGTGGTGCCGGATGTGAAATTGTAGGATCACCAACTCTAGCAATTAAAATACCGTTTGCAAATACTGTACTTTGAGTAGGTGTATCTAATTGTGTTTCACTTGTACAAGAGTGTCCTGTGGTAAGCGTATCTCCTTCACGTGAAATCGCTGGCATTTATCTTCCTTGACCTCTATATGGTTTTAAACTTCTTCTTTTATGTTTGTTTAATGTTTTTGTACTGAAATGCCCACGACCTATACTTGTTTTTTTAGGTTTACTATCTTTTTTTGAAGAATTTGTATTTCCTTTTACTTTTTTTGCCATAATTTTTTACCTTTTTTGGTTTTTTAGAATCAATATCATCAATCATAAATGATAAATCATCAATTTTGTTAAAATCAATCATATATTTACTATTTAGTTTGATTTTTTTAAACGAATCATTGATTTTTTTCATAAAAAAAGTAAGAACAAATACAGAACAATAGAAATAACTGATAAGTCATTGATTTTATTGATATATTTCTTCAAAAAATGTTAATTTAACCCTTGTTTTATTCATTTATCTATGTTATATTATACGTATATGAACATAAAACAACTAATAAAAATGGTAAAGGCAGATACCAAAAAGTTTTTGAAGTCAA